TATTTAATTACGAAAGTAAAAAACAAATGAAGGAACATATAGGTGAACCTTTGCAATACACAGAGACTTCTATGTTCGGTGATGAATATAAAAGTGATGGTGAAATTATAGGATGTAACAGACCTACTGACCCTAGAGGTACAGGAACTCGTGAGTTCTTTGCAGGTGTTACAATGGTTAATGGTTTAATAGAAGGAGTAAAGTAATGTATACACAAAACCACACACAGCTAACAGAGTTAGAAAAACTAGAAGATAAGTTTGATGATATCATTCAAAACTTATCAGATAAAATAGATGATTTAGAATATGATATTGATAATGCTAGAAGTGATATCGGAGATTTAAATTCTGATGTAAGATGTTCACTCATAAAAATTGAGGAACTAGAAAGTAAAGTAGATGAATTAGAATCTAAACTAGAGGAACTAACTGATGAGTAAAGAACATATAACATTAGTAGAAAAAATGATAGCAACAGCATTCTATAAAGGGTATAGTTTATCTTTTGATTATGTAAAAGATGGAGAAGATTCAATAGAACGCAGAAGATTAGCTACCATATCAGATATTAAATACAACTCTGATGATGAGATATTGGTTGGTGGTTGTATTGATAATGATAGTTATGATTATAGACAATTCTTTTTAGATAACATGAGTGATATCCAAGTGTTTAAAAAGATTGATGTTTCAGAATTTGACAGATAGGTAATTTTATGATACAATACAAAAAGATTAAGGTGAGTGCAAAGGTTAAAGCTAAACATGAGATATCTGATTATCTTATGTTACTCTTTAACAAACCATCAGAACATATTGAAGACTTTGAAACCCTAACATTCAAAGAGCAAGAAGAAGTTCTTAAACATATTAGTTTGTTTGAGGATAGAATACATAAGTTGTTAGGAGTTAAATTTAAGGAGATAATAAGTGCGAGTAATTTTAATAAATCCATTTGACGAAACAGTCAAAGAAGCAGTATATGGTGGGGACTATAGAGAAATTTATGACCTCTTAGGTTGTAGAACATTTACAGTTGTAAGTATTGATGAAGACAATGACCTGTATGTAGACGATGAAGGTCTACTTGGTGTAGCTAATCAAAGATACTTTAGACTTAAAGGTTTAGACTGGGGAACTTTTGCAGGTATGGGGCTTATCATGTCTCATGATGATGAAGGAGAAACTACTGCAACAACCTATGACTTACAAGAAGTTATTGATAGAGTAGAGTTTTTACCGGAAGGATATAAGCAAGAACCATACATGGAGTTTAGTATTCTATCGTGAACAGTAAACAATTAAAGAAACTTCGTAAGCTAGTCAAACCTTTACAGGTTGAGTGGCTACAATCTATTTTGTCTGAAGAACAAGGCAAAACAATTACTGTAAATAATGTTGAGGAACTTATGCCTGACCAAACTCATGCGTATGGAAACAGGCAAATACATTTATCTTTTATGTCTGACAAATGGATAATGAAAATATTAAAAGACAATCCACACATAACAACATACAAAGAACTTGAAACAATCAACGAACAACAACAACAAAAATATTTAGATAGGAGAATTTAATGGAAGAATATATATTAGATGTAGAGATAGAAGATGAACGAACAACATTGAAAACTTTTTCTCGTAGTGTTGAGGGTGCTGTAGATAACATTGTAAAAATGGAAGCAGTACAAAAACTTTTTAATATAGGTAATGTAGATACCCAAGAGACTTGGGAGTTTAATGAAGACATAACAGAGTTAAGAAAATTAAGAAACAAACTACCTAAGAATCTTGAAATGCTTTTTACTGTAGGAGAAAACTAAATGATAGAGATACTATTTGTTTGTGCTGGGCTGATAAGTTTGTTCGCTACTTTTTTTGTGTATGCACACTTACTAGAAACTAAAAAAATTAAACCACATATATCACCTCGGTATACTAACAGAGTAAAAACACAACGAGGAAACTTTTGGGATGCAGAAACTCAGATGTTTTATAAGTGGCATCAGATAGAAGAACTTAAAAAAATTAGAGGAGTTAAAAATGACAGAGCATAATCATATTGTTGAACAGCAACGACAAATGCTTGAGCTAGAAAAACAAGCCAAGCAAGTTGTTTGTCTTGAAACAAGATATCAAGATGGAGTTTGGACTCAACAGACTACAGACTATGCAGATGGACGAAGGGTTACAGAGTTTAGAGACAGCCGCAAGAAAACTATAGAGGAGAATAAGTATGGCGAAGACTAAAACATTAAAGGCTTACATCTCTGCCACTCAAGGTAGGGGTAAGAAGACAAGTCAAGGTGGAGGTAACGTTAGCACCTCAACCATGAACAAGAATCAAAAAGCTAACTATAAAAAATATCGAGGGCAAGGAAAATGATTAGAAAAAAAATGATAACATTTAAAGTTCCAGAAAGAACTGTAGCTTTAATACTTAAACACTGTAACAATGTTTATTGGGGACTTAATAGTATGTTTGAATATGGAAGCATGACTGTTGAAGAACTACATGCATCGAATGACTTCTTTCGAGAAGTAAAAGAAGCATTAAACATTGAAGACGATGGTGTATATCCTAACAATTATTACAGGAAAGTAAAATGAACTACATTTACGAACGCATGATGGCTGATGGGGAGACAGCTATCTTTGACAGAGCAGAGCTTCAAAAGTTTGAGGACTATGTATCTTCTAACTATGAAACTTTCTATGATAACAAGGCTACTTATGAAGTAAAAAAAGATGGACAACAATTCTTAGTTACTTTATTTGAGAACCCGGTTATAACAATGGAAGATATTTTGCTTGACATCAGAGACTAATTCTGTTATACTCTGTATCACAATGAGTAACCAAACACATCAAGCCCTCTATCTCCAATTGAACAGATGTCTTGGTACAGCTAATGCTGTAGCTTCTAGGGTAGCTACTCACAACCCTTTCAACTTCACAACAAAGCTATAAAAGGAGGAAACGCATATGGCAATATTAGAAGGAACAGCGTACTGGGCTAGTATAACTACACCCAATACGACATTTGAACCTGTGTACACAGTCAACCTAGTGGTTGATGATGAGACAGCAAACGAGTTTGCATCTCGTGGACACAAAATAAAACAGATGGATGAAGGTCCGGCTGTTATAGTTAAACGAAAAGTAAATGGTCCTAACGGAATGGTTAGACCTGCACCTCGTTTAATGGATAATGATAAGCAGGAAGTCACAACTGCTGTTGGTAATGGATCGAAGATTAAAGTCCAGTACAACGAATACAGTGGCGAAGGTAAGTTCGGTCCTTATACAGGGCTTGACCTACAAGCAGTAATGATTACTGACCTTGTGCCTTACAAGAATGGTGATGGTGATGAGTTCTTATCCGATGGAGAGGAATTCTAATGATCATTACGATTAACAATGAAGATGTGACTACCAACTATGATGTCAATAATATAAGTGACGATGCTGTAAAGCAAGAAGCTACTGTTATTGTACAGAAGGTTGGTAACTTACAAGTAATCATTGAAGCCTTAGACTTTGCTAGTCGTACCCACAGAGCTAACTTAGAAGAGTTACTTAAAGGTAGAGACGAATCTATAGTCAAGGCTGTTGAAGAGGAAGTAGAAGACGAACCCTCAAAATAATAAACCGGCTAGGTGTAAAAGCCTAGCCACTTTTCTAAAGGAGATAGAATGCAAGAACAAAGTAAATTTGTAAGACATAAGTTACCCTGCCCTTCATGTGGTGGCTCTGACCCAGTGTCTATGAACGAGGACAAATCAGCTCATTGCTTTAGCTGTGAGACACACTTTCCTAATTATGTTGATGCTTGTAGTGGTAAAATTATGGACACAAATCCTAAACCTAAATTGAGTAATACTTTTCTCAACACATACAACGGTAGCTATGGTGCTCTTACAGACAGATGTATTTCTGAAGACACAGCTAAGAAGTATGGAGTGAGACGAGTAGTAAGTACAGACAACAAAGTATCCCAACACATCTATCCATTCTTCAATGGTAACGAAGTGGTCGGTACTAAGACACGCTTTGTGGACAACAAGAACTTCGCATTTGCAGGTACATATGAAGGCACTGGTTTATTTGGGGAACAGTTGTTCCGTAATACCGGTGGCAAGTACCTAACAATTGTAGAAGGTGAGTGTGATGCTATGGCTGCTTATGAATTGATGCAGTCTAAGTGGGCATGTGTCTCGTTAAAGCGTGGTGCATCCGGTGCTGTCAAAGATATCCGAGAGAGCATTGAGTTTGTTGAGTCATTTGAGAATGTAGTAATATGTTTTGACAATGACAAGGCAGGTATAGATGCGGCTAAGAAAGTTGCTCGTATACTAAAACCCGGCAAGGCTAAGATAGTTACCCTACCTACAGGTTGCAAAGATGCTAACGACATGCTTCGACAGAAGAAGTTCCAAGCATTTATGTCTGCATGGTGGGAAGCTAGAACTTATACACCATCAGGTATCATGGACTTATCAGCTCAGAAGTCTGAGTGGTTACATCGAGAGACTAAGGAAAGCATTGCTTACCCTTGGGAAGGTCTCAACAAGAAGCTGTATGGTATGCGTAAAGGTGAGCTTGTTACCCTTACAGGTGGCACAGGACTAGGTAAGTCTAGTGTTACTCGTGAGCTAGAACACTGGCTAATCAAGAACACAGAAGACAACGTAGGTATCGTTGCTCTTGAAGAGAACTGGTTACGAACTGCTGATGGTATCATATCCATTGAAGCTAATGACCGAGTGTATCTAAACGAAAGACGAGAACAATACACCGAAGAACAACTAACAAATCTGTTTGATAAAGTAATACCCAAGGGTCGTGTGTTTATTCATGCTCATCTTGGTGCTACTGATATCGAAGAGATATTTTCTAAGCTAAGATATATTATTGTAGGCTGTGAATGTAAGTGGGTTATTGTAGACCATCTACACATGCTAGTAAATGTCATGGACGGTGGTGATGAAAGACGAGGTATTGATATGTTGATGAACCGATTGCGAAGTCTTGTTGAAGAGACAGGTATAGGTATGATACTGGTATCACATTTACGAAGAGCAGCTGGAGATAAAGGACACGAAAATGGAGTAGAAGTTTCACTTTCACACCTCAAAGGTTCAGCAGGTATTGCACAGTTATCTGATTGTGTAATTGCTTTGGAACGTAATCAACAAGCAGAGAATCAAGACGAAGCTAACACTACGAAAGTTCGTGTCCTTAAATCAAGGTACACTGGTGATACTGGACTAGCCTGTAGCTTACGTTACAACAACGAAACTGGTAGACTCTTTGAGTTATCAGAGGAGGAAACATTTGACAACACAGAATTCTAAAATTATATTTGACATAGAATGTGATGGTCTCAAACCAACCAAGCTACATTGTATTGTAGCCAAAGAAGTTGGTGGTAAAGTGTATGAGTTTACACCTGACAGACTTGCAGAAGGTATAGCATTTCTTAGTAGTGCCGATACATTAATCGGACACAACATCTTACGATTTGATTTAGATGTTATTAAGAAACTAACCGGTGTAGATTTATATCACAAAGACATTGAAGATACTCTTGTAATGTCTAGGTTATTCAGACCTATACGAGAGAACGGACACAGCTTAAAGGTATGGGGTTATCGTGTTGGCTTTGCCAAACAAGAACAACCCATAGACTTTGATGAGTACACACCACAGATGTTAGAGTATTGTGTGAACGATGTTAAACTTAATGAGTTAGTTTATCTAACATTACTTAGAGAACAAGCAGGGTTCAGCCAAGAGTCTATTAATCTTGAACATAGAGTTGCTCGGATAATGTCTGACCAAGAAAACAATGGGTTCAAGTTTGATGAACGACAGGCTACTACATTACTTGCTGACCTTAAAACTAAGATGAACGAAGTAGTTGAAGAAGTACAAAGCACATTCAAACCTCGAATGGTTGATGTCAAATTAGTTGTGCCTAAGTTTAAGAAAGATGGTGGGTTATCTAAGTCAGGCTTGAGTGCTGATGAGTATGCTAGATGTATACAAACAGGTAATCATAAACCATTCATGCGACAAGAATTAAAAGAGTTTAACTTGGGTAGTCGTAAACAAATTGGTGAGTATCTTGTTGAGGTAGGTTGGAAACCTAAACGATTCACACCCACAGGTCAGCCGATTGTAGACGAGGGTACTCTCAAAAAGATTACCCACATACATGAAGCTAAACTAATTGCAGACTTCCTGCTGTATCAAAAGCGTATTGCTCAGATACAATCATGGTTAGATGCACTAGAAGATGATGGTAGGGTACATGGTTCAGTCATTCCTAACGGAACTATTACTGGTCGTATGTCTCACAACCATCCAAACATGGCTCAGATACCGGCAGTATACAGTCCTTTCGGTAAAGAATGTAGAGCTTGTTGGACTGTAGACGAAGGGAATGTTCTGCTAGGAGTTGATGCTTCAGGGTTAGAACTTAGAATGTTAGCACATTACATGAACGATGAGGAGTATATACATGAAGTGGTCAACGGAGACATACACACAACTAACCAAAAACTTGCAGGACTTGAATCAAGAGATACAGCAAAGACTTTCATATATGCCCTCGTATACGGAGCAGGAGATGAAAAGATTGGGAGTGTGGTTGGAGGAACAAGAAAGCAGGGCAAAGAACTTAAGCAACGCTTTCTCGATAATCTCCCCACATTTAAAACTCTTAAGGACAATGTACAACGAGCAGCTAAACGAGGATTCCTCAAAGGAATAGATGGTCGTAAGATTTATATACGACATGAACATGCCGCATTAAATAGTTTACTACAGGGTGGTGGTGCTATTGTAATGAAGAAAGGATTAGAAATATTAGAAGGTAAATTAAAACTGAGAGGAGTACCATTTAAATTTGTTGCTAACATTCATGATGAGTGGCAGATAGAAGTACCTGATACAGATGCAAATAACATAGGAGACTGGGCAGTAGACAGTCTTCGAGAAGCCGGAGAACATTTTAAAATGAGATGTCCTCTTGACGGTGAATATAAAATAGGAGGAGACTGGAGTGAAACACATTAATAAATTTTGTACCTTATGTGACACAAATAAACCTGTGGAAGATTGGTATAATGACAAATCAAAAATAGATGGGTTGGATGTTGTTTGTAAAGTATGTAGAAAACAACAAAATAAAACAACAAATCCTAAACATAATCCAAAAAGAATGTATGTTAATAGTAAGTACATACCAAAAACACATCCACTTTACAAACCCGGACGTTATAAAACTTTTGAAGGAGCAGCTTTTGCATCTTTATCTAATTATGAAAAGTCAACTGAAGGTTATGTTTATATTATAACTAACCCTTCATGGAAAGGTTGGGTTAAAATTGGAATGGCTATAGATGCTAACGATAGATGTAACCAATATCAAACATCATCTCCTATGAGAGATTATAAATTAGAATACGCAAAACAATTTAATCATAGAAGAACTGCTGAAGCACAAGCCCATGAACTTTGTGCTAATAAATCCATAGAAAATAACAACGAGTGGTTTAAAATAAATGTAAACGATGCTATCAATTTAATTGAAAGTATAACAGAGGAACAAAATGAAAGAGAAACAGCTTGACAATTTAGTGACGGACAACTATAATAAGTTTAAGTCTGAATCAGGACACTGGTAT